TGCAGACGAAGCGCGTCAAGCGGAGCAAGCAGTAGGGGATTTCGGATCAAAGATGGAAGGTTTAGCAGGCGCATTAGTAGCAGGTGGCGGTATAGCGAAAGCTGTTGAAGAGGCGTTAGATGTTTCAAAATTAAATACAAAGATTGAAATTTCAATGGAAGTACCAGAGGCCGCCAAACAATCTGTTAAAGATGCAGTTCGCACTGTGGAAGCATATGGCGTAGATGCAGAAGCATCCCTAGAAGGCGTACGGAGACAATGGGCATTAAATAAGACTGTCAGTGAAGAAGCGAATGCAGCAGTTGTTAAAGGGGCAGCTGCTATCACGTCAGCATATGGCGATATAGATTTCACTGAATTAATCCAAGAAACAAATGAAATTGGAAACGAATTAGGTATAACGAATGATAGTGCTCTCGGGTTAACGAATGCTCTTTTGAAAATTGGATTTCCTCCTGAACAATTAGATATTATTGCTGAATACGGGGGACAATTAACCCGTGTTGGCTATCGAGCTGAAGAAGTACAAGCTATTATGGAAGCTGGCGTTGAAACCGGTACTTGGAATATTGATAATTTGCTAGATGGATTGAAGGAAGGTCGAATTAGAGCAGCTGAATTTGGTAAGGAAGTTCCTAAAGCACTTCAAGATTTACTTAAAGGTACAAAAATCTCTACTGAACAAATGCAAAAGTGGGGTAAAGCTGTAGCCGAGGGTGGTAGAGGCGGTTCAGTTGCCATGACTGAGATAGCAAAGGCTTTAGATGGCGTTGAAGATGCAACGCAGAAAAATTTAATAGGTGCCCAAATTTTCGGGACAATGTACGAAGATCAAGGGCAAAATATTACGAATACCCTAATAAATGCTCAGGATAAAGTTGTAGATTTCAAAAAAAACCAAGAGCAACTGAATGAATCCATCAAAAAAATGGATGCAAATCCAGCAGTTAAAATGCAAAAAGCGATGGGGGATTTAAGAAAAGCACTCGAACCAATTTTAATAGTTATAGCGGATGTGATATCCGCAATTGCAACATGGGCTTCTGAAAATCCAAAACTGGCAGCTACTATTATCGCTATTATTACAGCCCTTGGTATTTTAGTCGGAGCGATTGCAGCGTTGGCTCCTGGATTTGTAGCTCTTTCTGGGGCAATCGCTAGTGCAGGAGGGGCAGCAGCTTTCTTTGGTGGCGCTTTAGGGGTCCTTATGGGTCCTGTTGGATTGGCTGTTGGTGCAATTGCAGCATTAACAGTCGGCGGAATTGCCCTTTATAATCATTTTAAGCAGTCCTCTATCGAAGTTGAATTGTTTGGTGACCAAGTATCTGAATCTACTCAAAAAGCTGTAGGGGGATTCTTAGACTTAAATGATAAAGCTACGGTTGCACTAAACCAATTATCTTGGAGTGGTCAAGTTGTAACGGGTGAGATGGCAAATGGAATTGTTAACACATTCTCACAAATGGGAGATCAAGTCTTGTCAGCAATGCGAGAAGATCATGCGGAGCAGCTTGCAACGATCCAAAACTTTTTTGATACTAGTGCAGCAATTTCGGATGCAGAAGAGGCAGAAATTCTAGCTAAAATGCAGACGAATCAACAGCAAGAACAGCAGGTAATAACCGATGGGAAAGCACGTATAGCCGAGATATTAAATGCAGCAAAAGAACAAAATAGATCAATAACTGATGCGGAACGAACTGAAATTAATGCAATTCAGGAGCAAATGAAATTGCAAGCTGTTGAGCATATGTCTGCTAACGAAAGAGAACAAAAGGTAATTTTAGAACGTATGAAAATACAGTCAAGCGAAATCACAGCTCAACAAGCAGCAGAAACGGTTGCAAATTCCGTTAAACAAAAAAATGCAGTTGTAAAAGAGGCGAACGACCAATATAACAAAACTATCGCTGAAATTATTAGGCAACGAGATGAGACTGGTACTATTTCAGGTGAACAGGCAACAAAGTTAATCCAAGAAGCAGAAAGACAAAAAAATGAAACAGTGAATAAGGCTAACGAAATGCATAACAAAGTTGTTACAGAAGCGAAAAACCAGGCGAAAGAACATGCTAGGGAAGTTGACTGGGAAACTGGTGAAGTGCTTTCAAAATGGGATATGTTCAAAAAAGATTTTGGTACAGCATTAGATATCATTGGAACTGTTTCGTCTGCAAAATGGAAAAGTGTAAAAAAAGATGCTTTGGATATTTGGGATCAAACTGTAAAAGGTTTTAAAGATGGGATTGATGATATCAAAGGTTTCTTTTCAGGTTTAGATTTAAGTTTTCCAGATATAAAATTACCGTCGCTACCTAAGTTCAAAGTAAGTGGTAGCTTTGGATTAACCCCTCCTTCTGTTCCGTCCTTTGATGTTGATTGGTTTGATAAAGGTGGTATCTTCACTGGTCCACAAATTATTGGGGTAGGTGAAAAACGTCCTGAGTTTGTTGGTGCACTTGAAGACTTAGAAGTGATCGTGAAAAGAGCAATGCTAGATGTCTCAAATCAGAAAATGAGAACAAATACTATTGATGTATCACCTTTAACAATCGGTAATGAGATGAAGCAATCTACAGGTGGATTTCCGATGCTTGGTGGTGATTTTGTTGTTGAGGTTCCTGTTGTTATAGAGGGTCGAGATGTGGCGCGTGGTACGTATCGATATACAACTGAGTACCAAGAAAGAGAAAAACAAAGAGACTCAGCCTTTTAGGTTTGGGTTTCTTTTATTTTATAGAGAAATGGGGTGTTAAAGTGAGTTCTTTTACATTTAACAATGAACGTAAAAAATATGTCCAAATTGAAAAAGGATGGAAAAGGCCTACTTGGGCACCATTGAAACGAAATTTTCTAAGTGTTCCAGGATATCCAGGCGCAAGGCTGTTAAACACCCAAACAGAGATGCGTGTTTTATCTATTCCGGTAGGAATTATAGTACCTGATGGATCTAACTTAGAAAAGCTGAAAGAAGAAATTGCAAGTTGGTTAATAACAGATCAACCAACAGAACTTATTTTTGATGTAGAACCAAATAGAACGTATTTAGCAATTGTGGATGATAGCTTTGATCCGGATGAATTTGTAACACTTGGAATAGGAACGCTTACATTTATTTGTCCAATGCCTTATAAATTAGGACCAATTCGAAATGCAAAAGCAAAACTAGAACCAAATAATATGATTAAAATGGATGCTTTGAATGAGGGAAGTGTATTTTCAGAACCAAAATTTAAGATACAGATAGAGAATCCGTCCACATTCATCGATATTATAAATAAAAATGGAGGTCAACATTTTCGTATAGGATATCCCGTTAAGATAGATGAAACGCCAATAAGTAGGTATGAATTGGTTATGCATGATAAAGCGAATTCTCTAGTGGGTTGGACGGAAGTGGGAAAAGATTTTGTTTCAGATTACGGAATCGTAGCAGGGAAAATGATAGCGGATGGCGCACGTATCATGCCATCTGATTACGGTCAAGGGCAATTTTGGCACGGACCAGCAGTGAAAAGAAGCATTACAGGTGGACCGCTACAAGATTTCACACTTGATGCAATAGTTGAATGCCGAAACTTAAACCCTGCAACTATGGGACGTGTAGAACTTTATTTATTAGATGAAAACAGCGTTGTAGTTGGAAAAGTAGGTATGTTTGATGCATATAGAAATTCTAGTGAGAATTTTGGTGAAGTTATGGTGGGAAACGGTGACTACAATCATCTGATTATAGCGGAAACTGGTTATTATCGTTCAACTTGGAATAATTTTTATGGCCGTCTACACATTGCACGAGTAGGGAACTATTGGCAAGGTGATATTGCCTTGCTTGATGAAAAAGGAAATTACCATACAGAAAAATTCGCCCAATGGTGGGATACGGGCAATAGCTTTATGAAAAAGGTGGCTCAAATTGTTGTTCATATATGTTCGTTTAATGATGCACCATCATTAATTGCAGCTGTACATGATATTAAAGTGCAAAAAGTAAATAGCAATACAGAACGTCAAATACCTTATATTGTTCAAAAAGGAGATCTTGTAGAAATTGATTCATCGGATGCAAGTATTCGTATTAACGGAGCGGATGCGATAAATATAAAGGATTTTATGAGCGACTATATACGTATTGAAAAAGGAAAGAATGAAATCGAAATATCTCCAAACAACATTGGACAGGTAGATGTCACATACAGGGAGCGTTACAGATGAGTAAAACAAATAATCTATTACACATTGTGGACTTTAAAACAGAACAAATCATAGGTGTTATCAAAGAACAGGATTATTGGGATGATTTACGCCAATGGGAGCTTAAAGATAACAAAGATAAATTTGAGTTCACAACAGCTGATGGTACAAAGATAGCGGCATCACTTACACAACAGAACCTTGTCGTTAAACAAACTCGTGACGGTACTTTTGTTTCATACATTATTACAGAAGTAGAGCAAGATTCAACAGGTCGTCCAAAGAAGATTTATGCACTTGGTGAACATACAAAGCTAAAGAAAGCGACCGTAATTAAACCGCAAACTTTGCAAGCTACTACAGTCAACGAATCTACAGACTTTGCTTTACAAGGTACAGAGTGGAAACGTGGGATTACTGAGTTTGTTGGTATACGTACCATTCATATTAAGGATTTTACAAATCCGCTTGATCTCTTAAAACAAATCGCATCTACGTTTGAACTTGAGGTTCGTTTTAGAACAGAAATAATGGGATCTTTTATTGTCGGTCGGTATGTAGATTTAATAAAAAAAGTAGGACGTGACAACGGAAAAGAATTCTTGTTAGGAAAAGATGTAGAAGGCATCCGGCGTATTGAGAATAGTCAAGATGTAGTAACCGCTCTTGTAGGTGTTGGTCCACAAAATAGTGAAACTGGTGAATTTCTCACATTTGAAGAAATAAACAATGGCAAACTTTATGTAGGAAATAATGATGCCTTGCAACGTTGGTCAAAAGATGGCAAGCATTTATTCGATATGTATTCACCGCAAACAGAAGATCAAGATATGACGAAGCAACGACTCAAACAGTTAACCGAAGCAGAATTAAAGAAGCGAATTGATAGTTCTACTTCATATGAAGTAAGTGCAGTAGCGCTTGAAAAAGTGTTTGGTTTATCTCATGAATCGGTTCGTAAAGGAGATACGGTACGAATAAAAGATACAGGGTTTAGTCCATCACTTTTCTTAGAAGCTAGATTAATAGCAGCAGATGAATGTGACACTGATCCATCGAAAGATAAATATATCTTTGGTAATTATCGTGAAATTAAAGATACACGAAGCCTGATCGATAGGTTATACGCACAAATCATGGGTAGCTTATCAAATAAAGCATCTAAAGAATTACTAGATATGTTAGATAAAAAGCTTCAAGAAAACGTAAAAGAAACAGAAGTCATTCGAAAAGAATCGGAAGCAGCAAAGAAAATTGCTGAACAAGTGGCTGAAAACTTGAAAAACAATACCGTTGATATTATTGAAGGCGTAAATCCACCAATAGCAAACTTAAAGGATAGAAAAACGTTGTGGCAAGATATCAGCAAAGGTAAGCCTGGTATTCTGAAATTGTGGAAGGATGGTAAATGGGATTCTGTTGTTCCTGATGTGGAATCCTTTAAAAGGGAAACATTGGAACAGGTGAGCATAGATATCGAGACCACAAAAAGCGAATTAAATCAAAAGGTTCAAGAAGCGCAAAAACAAGCAACAGGGCAATTTAATGAAGTGAAAGAAAGCTTACAAGGTGTTAGTCGTACCATTTCTGATGTGCAAAATAAACAGGGTGAAATTGATAAGAAGGTAACAAGGTTTGAGCAGGACTCTAACGGGTTTAAATTATCTATTGAATCGTTAACTAAAAAAGATACTGATATCAGCAATAAATTAAATACAGTCGAGCAAACTGTAGAAGGCACAAAAAAGACAATATCTGATGTGCAACAAACTGCAAATGAGCTGAAGAAAACAACAACTGAAATTAAAGAGCAGGCAGGCAAGATTAGTGAGAAGTTAACAAGTGTAGAAAAGCAAGCAAATACTCTAACAAATAAAACAACTGAGATTGAAAAAAGTGTGGATGGAATCAAAGAAACAGTAACAAAAGTAGAAAATAATCAGGGTGGATTTGATAAGCGTGTAACAGCAGTAGAGAAAAACGCTGAAGGTTTTTCTCAAAACGTTAGTAAGTTACAAGAAACACAAACGGCACAAGGTAAACAGATTTCTGACGCTCAATCTACAATTAAACAACATTCTGACGCACTTGATATGACCTTGAAAATGAAAGATGTTGAGAACTATGTAGGCGGTCTTGGATCTATTAATGAGATTCGTGACTCTGGTTTTACTCAAGGAAATAAATACTGGGGTTGGGCTACTGGGCACTCTATAGATCCTAACCTAAAGTATAAAGGATACAATTCATTTTCTATGCACACTACAGGACAAACTCAGGATGTATGGTGGGGTGCTTTTAGTCAATTTATAGATTGTTCTCCTCATGAAGATATTATTATTTCTGCTTACTTTAACACTGATGGAAAAGTTCCTATTGATAATGGTGTATTTATCGAGATGGAGTTTTGGCAATCGAATAAAACAACCCGAATTTCAACTGCCAGGGAAAGAGTTCAAATCATTACTAATACTTGGGTCAGGGCTATTTGTACAGCTAAAGCTCCGGCAGGAACTAGATTTGTAAGGTTTCGACCATACGTACAAAGAAATGGTAGAGCTTGGTTCTGTATGCCTATGTTACAGCGAGGTAAAGTAGCTACAGAATTTTGGTTGCATCCAAAAGACCAAACTGATGTTGACAAGATGATGGAAGATATCACGAATAGAGTAGCTACCGATAAATATAATCAGAAAGTGACAGAGTTAGAAAGAAGTATCACAGCAAATGGAGAAGGCGTTTCAATTCTTTCTAGAAAGCATGAAACCTTTGTAAACGATACATATAATGCTTACGTAAAAGAAACAAGCTCTAAGCTTCAAGTTCTTGATACAGGTATTCTAGCGCAAGTTAAAAAGGGTGATATCATTTCTGCTATTAACCAGACAGCTGAAAAGATTTCTATTAGTGTTTCAAAGCTAGATATAAATGCAGATACAGTCGTGAAATGGCTAACAGCAAAAGGAATCAACGCCGATGTCATTAAAATCAGTGGTGATAAAGTAACAATTGATAAAAATGGCATTACAGCAAAAATGGCTGACTTCTTTTTTGAAGATGAGCGTGGGCAGAAATTTTCAGTAACTCCAAGGAAGAATCTCATTCCAGATCATGACTTTTCACACATTTCTTTTAATACTTTTAATAATTATTTTTTGAAGATCGAATACAGTCCTACATGGACAATTATGTCTAATCCATATATTGAAAAACCAGTGGTTAACAATTATGAGCCAATGGTTAATCCGATGCGGATAGATTTAGGAAACTGGATTCGATTTACATTATTTGAAGGGGTAAAACCAGGTAAGAAATACACATTGTCGGCTCATTTCAGAGCAACTACCAATGATAATCGTGTAAACATTACAAACAAGCCAATCATGAGAGCGGTATTCGGTAAATATAACGGTGACACTCCCGTGGAGCTTGGACGAGCATCAAAAACTTACGATGCACCAAGCATTCAAACTGGGAAAATAGTAAGATACGCTTTAACCTTCACTGTGCCGAGTAACTATGTAGAAGGAAATGGTTATGTTTATATTGATTTATTTGGCGAGGGGCTCTTAAATAATATGCAAGCAATTGCTGTATCAGGTGTTCAGTTGGTGGAAGGTGACGTTCCTTCCGTTTATAACTGGGATACAACACATGGAGAACTCGTAAACGGAACACTGCCTTTTTCTACAATTGCACTTGGTACAAAAGATAATGTTATTTACCACAATCATGTGAACAAATGGAATTATATGAATGCGCCACTTGAAATCATAAGCAATGGCGAAATGATAGCACTCGTTGGAGATGATCGTGCGGGACTCAGTTTTTATCCCCGTGGCGGTGGAGAACGTAGAAGTTACATCGGTCACATTTACAACAATGAGAATAGATTCCGAATTGAATCAAAAGACCCTATTGCAACGACACAATCAATTGAATGTAATGGGATTAACGTATGTGGTGGATACTTTGGTGCTAATGCAGGTTCTATTCATTATACAAATGGTAGCTTAGGTTTAGGTTGGTATTTCCATGATGGTAGATGGAATTATGTTGATTTCACAAATATGACTTCTAGAACATAGAGAGGGAGATGAGTATGAATCCAGACAAATTTATGCGTCCAATGCCACCTAATGAACAGTCACCATTCTTAGGTAGAGTAGTTGATTTGAAGAAAGGTGAAAATCAAGTCACCGTTAGCATTCCAAACGATGTGCTAGAATTTTGCGGTATCAAGGAAGATACAAAAGTTGAAGTTTGGGGACTTCCTGATGGCACGTTGAATATGCGGATTGCTACTGCATGTGATTTATGTAATAAAGGTGGTAGGGTTTACGAGATTGAGCTTTTCGGTAAAGTAAGCCTTATCTGTGCAGACG